GGGATCCACCCAGATCTTTGATGCAGTGCATCCCCTAGGGGTTGCAGCTGAGGAGGGATCTGACCAGATCTTTAATGCAGTGCGCCCCCCTGGGGCCGCAGCTGAGGCGGGATCTGGGCCCGACAATGGTGAGATCACTCGGAAACCGAGAGATCCTACTGTTGCTGAACGACGTGTCGCACCTTCCGGGGAGACGTACTTGTCTTGGAGAAATTACTCGCCCAATTGGGCTGAGGTGATGACTCTGTATGACGAGAACAATCCCAAGAACCGGACGGTGATGGTCGAGGGATGTATAGAGCCTTTAAAGCTCCGTACGATCACCAAGGGACCCTGCCACAGGAAGTGGTTGAGTCAGTCTCTCCAACGGGAGATGGCCGATTGCCTCGATGGCTATTGGCAGTTCAGCTTGAACAAAGCGAACACCGACACCAGGCTGGTGTACAAGCTGTATCGCAAGTGCGAGCAGTTTCATCAGCGGGCCACGAGGCCTCCAGATGTCGGAGTTTGTGCTGCTTCAAATGATCACTATCGAGCCCAACAAGCCACCAAGCTAGACTTATGGTGGTGCTCCGGTGATTACAAGGCTGCAACGGACGCAATCTCAATCCATCAAACCAAAGCTGCCCTCGAGACGTTGTTAAAGAACACGTCCTTAGAGAGGGTCAGTGAGGCATGCAAGAGACTCTACCGAGACGAACTGTATGAGCAAATCGTTCAATATCCAAAGTGGACAGAGATCGAAGAAGTTCAACAGGTGAACGGACAGTTGATGGGATCAGTTTTATCTTTTCCTATCCTGTGCGTGATCAATTTCGTCGCATATTGGCAGAGCTTAGAGGAATTCTACGGCAAGACCTTCAAGGTCAGCGAGATTCCGTGCCTCATCCACGGTGATGATATCCTGTTCCGGACGACCAAGGAACATTATGCGCACTGGTCGAAGACCATACTTCTCTTCGGGCTTAAGAAGTCTGTTGGGAAGAACTACTTCCACCCAAAGGTTTTCACAATCGATTCCGAGTTGTGGATCGAAGGAAAGACAGAAGGTAAGGTGCACTTCAAGAAGTACTACCCAATCAACTGTGGATCCCTCCTCAAGACGAAGGTTGACGGCCGCACCGGCTATCAGAACGCTCCCATCTGGGACAAGTTCAATTCTTCGATCCGAGGGTCGTTGGACAAAGAGTTATTCGTAAGACGATTTCTCTGTTTCAACCGATCGATCATAAAACCTATGACCTGGACCAAATCCGGTATCCTCAATATGTTCCTCCCGCACATGCGGGGTGGACTAGGATTCGAGTTGCCTTGGAAGGCAACCGAAATTCCGTCGAAAGAGGACGACAAACCCCTTGTTCGTATCACACGACACC